CTCTCCGGAGTTGACAGAAGAGCATCTGTACCAAGCCATCAAGCTGGCTGAGGAATCCGGTGAAGCGTTCAACAAACTGCTGACCCGTGATCGTGCTTACGTGAAGCTGGCCAAGTACCTTGGCTCAGTCAAGCGTGACGTGACCCAAGCTGACCTCACCGAGGATCTGCCGTTCTATCGTGGCCCAGCCTCTCAGAAAACCGAGATGCTGACCCTGGCAACTGCCTGGGGCTACAAGAACAACGTGATCATCAAGAAGTCCTTCTCTGACGGTATCGAATTTCTGCGTGGCGAAACGCTCAAGGAAACCGATCTGTCGAAGATGGTGGTCAGCTACAGCACGGACATCACCACCGACTACCGCAATGAGAGCGCTCCGTTTGATCAGCTGCATAAGCTGACTCAGGCACCCGGTCTGCACTGGGTTGCTCACCATTTGAATGGTGGCTATCGCAACGAAGAGAACTGCATTCCAGGCTTCAACCTGGTGGTGATCGACGTTGATGGCGGGGTAAACATGAGCACCGTCAAGCTGCTGCTCAAGAACTACAAGTTCCTCATCTATACGACCAAGCGTCATACAGAAGAAGAGAACCGTTTCCGAATCATCCTGCCGATCAATTATGAGTTGTCGCTGGATGCCAAGGACTACAAGGAGTTCATGAGCAACATCTACGAATGGCTCCCATTCGAGGTTGATACGGCAACCGGTCAGCGTGCACGCAAGTGGCTGTCTCACGACGGGCACTACGAGTACAACGACGGTGACGTTTTGGACGCCCTGCCCTTCATTCCGAAAACCAGTAAGAACGAAGAGCGCAAGGAGTTGTTGAACTCACAGCAATCCATGGACAACCTGGAGCGCTGGGTCATCAACAACATCGGTGATGGCAACCGCAACAACATGCTGCTGCGCTACGCAATGATCTTGCTGGATGGTGGCTTTGACTTCGAGAACATTCGTCAACGAGTCATTGAGCTAAACAACAAGATCGTGGACAAACTCGATGAAGTCGAGATCATGAGCACCATCATGGTGACCGTGGCCAAAAACATTGCCAAACGCTAAAGCACTGCGCCTTCGGGCGCTTCTGCGATAAACCAAGGAATCCCATGAACGAAACCAACGACCATCTCGTATTGCTCTGTGGCAAATCAGCCACCGGCAAATCGGCATCCCTGATGGGGCTTGCAAACCCCGATGGAGTGCTCTACCTGAACTGCGAGTCAGGTAAACGACTGCCCTTCAAATCCAAGTTCATGCAGAAGACCGTCACGGATCCTCTGCAAATCTACGAGGCATTTGACTGGGCAGAAACCAACGACAAGGTGCACACCATTGTTGTTGACAGCCTTACATATCTTCTGGATATGTACGAGAGCATGTATGTGCTGAATTCCAGCAATACCATGCAAGCGTGGGGCCAGTTTGCTCAGTACTACAAAGCACTGATGCAGCAATACGTCGCACGCTCCACCAAGCGCATCATCTTCATTGCACACACTTCGGACACTCTGAACGAGAACGAAATGGCAATCGAGACCAAGGTTCCAGTCAAAGGCTCTTTGAAGAACAACGGTATCGAAAGCTACTTCACCGTGGTGATCGCATCAAAGAAGGTGCCGCTTAAAGCGCTGAAGGACTACGGTTCAGAACTCCTGACCATTACGCCTGAAGAGGAAGCACTTGGATTCAAGTACGTCTTCCAAACCAAGATCACAAAAGACACCGTCAACGAGCGTCTGCGTGGTCCACTCGGGTTGTTCGATACGAAGGAAACTTTCATCGACAACAATATGCAGTTGGTCCTCGACCGACTCAAGGAATACTACTCGTGAGAGCCGTATATACATCAACCAAACCAAACCAAACCAAACTGAAGGAAAAACAAAATGAGCTTGCTCGCAAATCTGACTACTGACGACTCCATTGCCAACGAGAAAGACTCCGTCGGCTCGAGTGGTCCCCTGGAATCCGGCCTGTACAAGTGCACCGTGGCCATGGCCTATCTGACCAAAGCTGCCAGTGGTGCCTTGGGCCTGGTGCTGACTCTGAAGACCGACGCAGGTCGTGACCTTCGCCAAACCCTTTGGATGTCCTCTGGCACCGCAAAAGGTGGCAAGAACTACTACGAGAAGGATGGTGAGAAGCATTACCTGCCTGGCTTCAACCATGCCAACAGCCTGGCTCTGTTGACCGTCGGCAAAGAGATCGCTGCACTGGAGACCGAAACCAAGGTCGTCAACGTGTACTCGGCCGAAGCCAAAGCTGAAGTGCCCACCAAGGTTGAAGTCCTGATGGATCTGCTGAACCAGGAAATCATCGCTGGTGTGATCAAGCAGACGGTCAACAAGACCAAGAAGAACGAGTCTGGTGTCTACGAAGCCACAGACGATACCCGTGACGAGAACGACATCGACAAGCTCTTCCGTGCACGTGATCGCATGACCACTGCCGAGATCCGCGCTCAAGCCGAATCGGCCAGCTTCATCGACACCTGGAACAGCAAATGGGCTGGTAAGACCAAAGACAAGTCCAAAGGCGCTTCCGGTACCGCAGGTGCCCCGAAAGCTGCCGGTGCCCCCGCAGCAGCAAAGAAGCCCACTACGAGCTTGTTTGCCTAAGCAAAACGGGCCGAAAGCAGATGCTGCGGATACGTCCCATGTGCACAGCGCACCAGTGCAGCGAGTAGGCCCACCTTTCTCAAACCAACCAAGGAAAAGCCATGCAACTCGATGGAAACATGCCCATCAATCTGTCCCTGTCTCTGGACAAAGTCAACATCGTTCTGGGTGCCTTGAGCACACTGCCTTATGAACGCGTAGCCGGTCTGATTGCTGAAGTTCAGCAACAGGCTGCTCCGCAAGTCATGGCTGCTCAACAACCCCCAGCCCCAGCTGCCGAAGAAAGCGCTGCAGAATGAACGACGTAAACCAAGTCACGATTCCCAATCGTGTGACCTTGGGTGACATCCAAGCTCAGGTGAAGTCGGCGTACTACCACATCGTACCCAACACCACTCTGACGATCTGCGTGCTGACACTCAACAACGGTTACACCGTTATGGGTAGCAGTGCTTGCGTGGATCCTGCTTCTTTCAACAAAGCTGTGGGTGAACAGATTGCCTATGACAATGCCCTGAATGAAATCTGGGCACTGGAAGGCTACCTGCTCAAGCAAAAGCGTTTTGAAGCGGGACTGACATGACCAAACCAACTCAAGAAACTGAAGACACGGTTGCAGTCAATGACCTCAACCAGTTCGTCTTCTTGCTGAGCAATTGGCACCAGGATCGCGTTGCAGTTCTGCAGCAGATGATGGAGATCCCGCAAGGGTTCGAAGTCGAGATGGAAGGCGAAGCGCCGATGGCCCTGACTGGAGACCTGCACAAGGGCTTCAAAATCGGTTTGATCGTGGCCCTGAGCGAGCTGGGTGTGCTGCCCTTCGTGGCAGAAACCAACGCTCAGGAATCTGAAACGGCTTCCGATGAGCCAGTCCAGACGCATTAAGGTCGTCGGCCAGGATCCCAGTCTTCGTAACTGGGGTCTTGCGGTTGGCTACTACGATCTGGAAACCAAAAAGCTTGAGATCGACTACCTGGACATCACCAATCCTGAGCTGCCGAAGGGCAAGCAGGTGCGGCAGAACAGTACCGATCTCGAGTCCGCACTCCAGCTCTATCAAGGAGCCGCCGATGTCACCATTGGCGCACACGCAGTTTTTGTCGAAGTTCCTGTCGGGAGCCAGTCCGCAAGGGCAATGGCTTCCTACGGCATCTGCGTAGGCGTTCTCGGGGCACTGAGAGCAAACGGTATTCCCTTTTTCGAGGTGACCCCAACAGAGGTCAAGCTTGCTGGGCCAGGCAACAAGACAGCCACCAAGCAAGAGATGATCAAGTGGGCCATGATTTCACATCCTGAAGCAAATTGGCCCACATACAAGCAAAATGGTGTAGTTCAGGTGAGCGAAGCAAAAGCTGAGCACATGGCTGATGCAATAGCCGCTATCTATGCCGGACTTGCTTGCAATACGTTCAAGCAAATGCTGCCGTTCATTGCAGCAAACAACAAAGGGTAACCATGCAAATTCAGCTGAAACAAAGTGAAATCATCGCTGCACTGAAGCAGTACATCAACAGCCAAGGCATCAGCCTCGCAGGCAAGGAAGTGAGCATCTCGTTCACAGCTGGCCGCAAGGAAGCTGGCATCACTGCCGACATCTCCATCGACGACGTGGCCATTCCTGGCTTCACCGATGCGACGGACGATGCAGAAGCCGCCAAGCCTGTTCTGACGGTTGTAACAGCACCTGCTGTTGCTGAGCCAGAGAGCAAGCCTGCTGCTGACATGGCACCTGCAGAGGAAACTGCCAAAGCAACCACCAGCCTGTTCAATTGATGGGCTGAGGGATGGGCCTCCTGAAATGGCTCGGCTATGGTCTTGCACTGATCGGATTGATCATCGCAGGGGCAATCGCATCAGGGATCATTTACCTTCTGGGTGTGATCCTGCCAGGTATCCTGGCTGTGCTGTTTGTCATCTACATGATCAAGGATTACCATGATCATCAGTCGAAAGGGCCTTAATCGGCCTATTCGCAAGGAGCTGGTCAACCAGCTCTTTCCATTTCCGCCCAACCTCAATGGAGTACCCATGGCCAACAAGCTAGATGAACTCCAGCAGAAGATCGACGCCTTGCAAAAGGAACGAGACGCTTTGCTGGAAAGCCAAAAAGCAGACGCAATCGAGCAGATCAACGCGATGATCAAGACCTTTGGTCTGCATCGCAAAGACCTGACTTTCATGAACGGCTACGGCACTCGATCGCAAGGTCGAACCGGCAAGCCACCAGTGAAATATCGTAGCGGAAGCTTTCATTGGTCTGGCCGTGGCCGTAAACCAAAGTGGGTTGCTGACCACCTTGCAAAAGGTGGAAAACTGGACGAGTTCCTCGTCAAGTAAGTCATTACTCGAGCAACGGCCAATGCCTGATGCTCCATGTCCGGCCATGATACGGGGACCGGCACAAGCTGGATTGTTTGTAATTGCGACATGAGAACGCCTGGAGATCAGAAGTCCAGCAGAACGGCGTGACACCTCGGAGAGACGAGGACCACCATGAATGGGGCCTAACCAATAGACCCCATCCATGATGCTTTACTTCACCAGAGCCATCGCTGCTTTGACCGTAGCCAGCTCATCAAGCGTCTGCGGGAATCTCAGCGCGCCACCGTACAGCGGCATGTTGCCAATGTGATGAACAAATGAACTATCAAGAACGATGGGTCCGAGGTTCATGAAGTTGTTCAACAAAGCCAAGCTCAACACCCTTGCAGGATTTTCCCTGAAGCTCTTCACCAACACACGCTGAATCCGCAGGAAATACTTCGTGAAGGGCAGGATGCCTAGGTCATCCAGGTACTGAACCTTCTTGGGCAAAGCGATGTCGTAATTGATGAACGCTTCGTCTGCTTCGCGGATGGCGTCTTGCTTGCTCAACGGGTTGTTCTTGCGGCTGATCACGTGCTGGTACAGCGTGTATCGAGCCACGAAGTCAGACAGCTGGGTCGTGTGACTCAGGAACTGGTACATCTTCGTGTCGTGCGTCATGTAGACGAACTTGCCTGCTTCCTTGATCGGGGTAGGCAAACGAGACACGAACCGTTCGGCCTTCTGTGAGAAGGCAGACTTGTACGAGTAGATGTCGTCTTCGTTTTCGATGTCCTCAACGATCGTTGGCATCAAGCCAGCGTCCATCAATTCCTTGACCGGGTTACGGGCAATCAAGTCCTTCAACCGGGCAATCTCATGACGGAGCTCAGCTTCGGCTGAACCCATCACACCAGACTCGAGCTGCTTCTCCAGATCGAACAGTCGAGCGGTGTCCCGCTCATAAGCAAGCGCACCCTTGATCGCCACCGTATGGTGGTGGATCATGTCCTTCCAGGAAACGCCCTTGATCGACAGCAGCGAGAAGTTGCTGTAGATGTTGCCGACCAGCGTCGTGACGTTCTTGACCACGACGATGTCCTTGATCTCCTTGACGATCTCCTGCCAGATGCGTTCGCCCTTGGCAACCCTGGCCCCGATGCGTTTGATGTGGTTCTGTGCCTGTTCAGGCGTACGGCCTGAAGCCACCAGGACAGCTTCCAGCGTATTGAGCGTGAGGCGTTCAAAGTCATTGCGCATGCTCGGGTCTTTGCGGAATGCCTCGGCCAGCGAGTACTTGCGGTAGCCAAAGGCAATGTCCAGCACATCCTTGCGAACCATCATGCTGTCCCGACCCCAGACCTTGCGGACCGTCTTCTTCGTGCTCTCAGGCAACAGTCTCCACATCTCCTGAATCTCAGGATCCGTGCTGCTGGCACTGACCTCCATGTAGGAGTCCTTCTGCAGTGCGTATTCGGCTTCGAACTGTTCACGCAGAGCCGTGACCGTCTTGTCGTTGACCTCGCTTGCGGTTTCCTTGTCATACACGGAACCAGCCAACGCACCCAGAACATCGTCAAACGAGTTGTTACGCTCAAGCAGCGTGTCCTTGGTGGCATCAGCCATCATGTAGCGCCAGTCAACAATGTCTCCGTTGGCATTGAACACCGGAACCAGGTTGTTGCCGGTCTCGTTGTTCAGATCCCGCTCGGGATTCTTGCGCTGATCCATCTTCGAAAGCTTGTCGGCCGTGATGCTCG